ATGAAACTCATCAGTAATGATCTGCGCGATGGCGATAAGTTGCCGCATCGTCATGTCTTTAACGGCATGGGTTACGATGGCGATAATATTTCACCGCATCTGGCGTGGGATGATGTTCCTGTGGGAACGAAAAGTTTTGTTGTCACCTGCTACGACCCGGATGCGCCAACTGGCTCCGGCTGGTGGCACTGGGTAGTTGTTAATTTACCCGCGGATACCCGCGTATTACCGCAAGGGTTTGGCTCTGGTCTGGTAGCAATGCCAGACGGCGTTTTGCAGACGCGTACCGACTTTGGTAAAACCGGGTACGATGGTGCAGCGCCGCCGAAAGGCGAAACCCATCGCTACATTTTTACCGTTCACGCGCTGGATGTAGAACGTATTGATGTCGATGAAGGTGCCAGCGGCGCGATGGTCGGGTTTAACGTCCATTTCCATTCTCTGGCAAGCGCCTCGATTACTGCGATGTTTAGTTAATCACTCTGCCAGATGGCGCTATGCCATCTGGTATCACTTAAAGGTATTAAAAACAACTTTTTGTCTTTTTACCTTCCCGTTTCGCTCAAGTTAGTATAAAAAAGCTGAACGTGAAACACTAAAAACCATTAATATCAATGCGTTATAATATATTTAGTCTAAAAAATAGACTGCATAATGCTACAAAACACAACATATCCAGTCACTATGAATCAACCACTTAGATGGTATTAGTGACCTGTAACAGAGCATTAGCGCAAGGTGATTTTTTTGTCTTCTTGCGCTAATTTTTTGTCAACACACTGGGTTAGCTGAATTTACAACCATGCTCAGTATCTCGATAAGCGCAGAGAAATGATGCAGTGGTGGGCGGACTGGATTGATGAGAAGGTAGAGTGACCCACCTTAACTATCGAATGACATAAAGCCTTGTAATCCAGTACAAAGCTTTGCGTTTCTCAGTTTTGCCTCAAGTGGATACAAATACTACCACCTGATGTGGTACATATCATTACATGTAAATAATTATATGATCACGAACTTACTAAAATATAAACATCACAACCCCATACATTTATCACCTAAGTGCTTGACAAATGGAAAATAGTTTTGCAATCTTTCTTTAATTAGCATGATGTTCATGCTACTATTTGTAGAATATTTTTCAAAGATGGTGATATATGTTTAAATACTTGTTTTTTATACTTACCTTTATGGTTAGTAATTCATCAATCGCAAAGATAAATGAAATAATATGTGGTTCTCATCTTGTTAAAGTTAACACATCAAATGCGTCCAAAGTGCATCTAGATGATGTAGAATTTAGCCTTGAAAAAGAATTTTTTAACGAGGCTCGTTCTCTTGATTATATATCTATTGATAAAGAAAAATTCACTTTAACTGAGTTTTATTCTGGTGATTATAGTATAACAATACAATCACCAGAAACTAAAAAAAGAGATGTTATTATGTGCAAGTTGTTACGTTAACGCTTTGTTCTTATTTGAAATTGCACATATCATAGCAATAGCCATATAAAACACAGCAAAAAACGGCAGGCTAATTTTTAAAGATGATAGCAACATCATTAGCTTTGCCCTTTTTGTTATTTTAATTTTAATTATAAAAACACAATATAATACTATGCATAATACTCCAAATGGAAGACCAAATATTGTAATAAAGTTTCCAAATATAGTCATATCATATAACGACTCATAAAATGATGGCGCAGATTCTGACTTACCAATCAAACCATAACCAAAAATATATAAATTTTGATTTCCAATAAAATCAAGAATGGTCTCTATCTTTATATTATTGCTACCATCAGCCCCAGATAGAAATAAAACAATCCTGTCATTTACAATATTTAAAACAGAAAGATACCCAATCACAAATATTGCTATCACTGGGATAATCATCTTAATTCTCATCATACCAACACATAGCATGAGAAAGCAAAGAAATATTCCAACAAATGACAATGTAAACGTCATTGAAACGCATGACAGTAAAAACAAATAATCAATCTTTTTATTAATTGCATATCGTAACGTAATTAACCACGCTGTTATTCCGCAATATACACTTGGTTCTGCAGTTAGCCCTGTTGGCCTAAACCCAACTCCAGTCATCATATTTCTTGATGGTTCACCACCAATTAGCATAGAGTAGTCAACAATAGAACCAAATAAAAGTTTCGATACTACTTGAATAAATAAAGAGAGTATGAAAACTACTAGCGCTGCATTTATTGATCTCTCTAAAGTATCTTTATCCACTCCCTTACATCCAACATATAACAAGTATGACGACACCACCCAAATTATTACTTTAAGCGTCTGTGATAATAATATCTCATTATGCTGTGATATATAAACCTGGATAAATGAACTTATTATAACAATAGATACCACCATTATTATAAATAATAATGACTGATACGTCATTTTACTTACACTTTTTGCGTATAAAAAAAGGCATGCGAATGGAAATAGGAATAGTTGTACACCATAAACTGTCACCGGAGATGCTAAATCTATAATTACACCAATTACTGCAATAAAAAGGAAAAAGGCACTCATGTTAACCACCATGATTTTGAATTTGCGATAGTGTACAATGAGCGCCTTTGCTATGCAATTTATAAATATTTCAAGACAAACATCATGAGCTCATCATATCTTACACCATATCTGTCACCGAAATCAGTTTCGTCTTTGCACCAGAACCCATACTTTTCAGGATTTAACCCATTATTGCGCATTATGACACCAACCGTTTGCGCCCCGACACCAAAATGATAACGCGCGTTACCACCTTTACTTCTTATGCTCTCTTTCAGCTTGTACCTGTAAATACATTTTCTTATTTCATTTGCCGCTTGTTTTTCTTTCAATAAAAGATCATCTGAACATCCGCATGGTTCTTTCATTGATTCATCTGATGTAGTTATTGCACCTGTGGCAGAATATATTACTGACCATCTTTTTGTTGTATCGCCTAATGCCGTATCTGAGTCACCTTCAGGAGCTAATCTATTATAGCCACTAATAAGAAGGTCATTTTTTGGGAGCTCTTTTGATACTCCACCATCAGTTGATGTTAATTTAACGCCTCTTGTTCCAGGTATACTTTTTATTTCAATGCCTGCCTCTGATGTTCCTATTATCTGTATATCGGAATTTTTATTTCTACCATCCTGAAATGGAAGTTCAAAAACATTAGATGTAAATCTCCAACCCGTATCAGAATAAAGCTCGGCTGGTGACGAGTTATCGCGTTGTATTATAATGGCACCTTTTCCGCTATCTCGTCTCCGACAACCGGCAATGTTTGCTTGGTTGGGATCCATATTTGAGCTAACCAACACACCATCAAACTGAGATATGCTTTCGTAATTATTAGCTCCTTGCCGCTGTGCACTTTCACTTATATAAACCCATGCCCAATCAAAATGGTTCTCATAACTTCCAACGTTCAGGTCAATCTGATACGGACGAGTGCACAACTCGCCAAAAAACCCACGGAAGTGGATATTACCTGCCACTGATGTATCACTGTTCACCGTCTTAACAATACGTACTGCGCATGGCACGTCTGCAGGCCAATTGCCCAGAGTGATATTCTCGGAGTGGCCACCAAACACGCGCAAAGAGTCGGTAGACTCAATCCAAAAACTACAATTTCCCGTGGCATGATGGGGGTTATATATATGTATGCGCGTATTATTATTATCGCCACTGACGCTGCGTTCAAAATAAAACCCACAGTCTACACGCTCAAAGTTAGGGTTCATAATTGAGTGGTAGTACGAGCCGCTGTTTTCACCTGATACTGTTGGTCCCGGCTTGAATTTCAGTCCGACTTTTACTCCCCTTGCACGTGGATTCTCCATTACACAAAATTGCTGTGACACACGCATGGTTGCCTGAGATTCGTCTTCAGGAGCAATGGCGTAGGCAATAACGTCAGAGTAGTTATCTGGGTTAATTACTACAGGATTGATTATGTGGCAGAAATCATGGCTCATTCTTAAACATGTAATTCCCGAGTCTCCTGCTACGATTGTTGTACCAGTAAAATCAATATACCGTGTAGATGTAACATCCTGTGTATACGAGCCATCGAACTTCATTACAAGACTTTGTGTTATGCGATATCTCGCACCTACTCTCCCTGTTAATTTACCAAAAGGTATTCCTTCGAGCCATGCTAATGCTGATAACATAGATGTGGTGTCGTCAACAATCCCATCACCAATTGCCCCAAACTCTTCAAATGTTTTAATGGCTGTCGCCCGATGCGCTATCTGATCAATTGTTGAGCCATATTTTGTTAGACTCTGCCTTAGCTGATCAGGATCATACTTCAGCACGTTTGGAAAATAGAACTGCTGTGCACCATACGCATCATAAACAGCCATAGAATGACCTTGCACCGTAACAAACTTGGCAATCTGTCCGTTATATACAGGGTAACCAGCAGAATTGATAATGATTGGTTGCGAAACAGGAATGTGAGATCCGTCTTCGTTCTCTACATAAACCTGAATCTGGTTTTCAGGATTTACCGGGTCAGTATCAATTTTACCGATATAAATTTTGCCATTGGCTACGGCTTTAAAAGAACGCGCCATAGTGAAGAGTTGCGAAGGCATACTCACTACAACATTGGCTGTAATGTCTGTCATTTAATTTGCTCCTGACGTAGCAACGCCGAACAAGATGCAACTTGCCCGACATTGCATTAATGTAAGTTATGATTTGTTAACTATGAGATGAGTCTATGCAAAAAGATCTGTTGAATATTGCGTTCTACATATTTGGTTTTTGCACGTTCCTGGTGTTTGCGAAGCTATTCTGACAACGCATCAGACTTAGCCCCCTGAGTCAGGGCGTTAATGGCCTTTTGTGCCTGCTGCATGGCTTTCTCGAACGCTGTTGATCCGCGTGGGGTATTTGCCATTCGGAGCATTGCATTTCTGAATGGCTCGCTCTCATAGGCGCGAGTAAGAAGTCCGTAGCTTACTGCTGCGCCAGTTGTCGCCGGGTTCATTGCCGTCCCATACCCAATAATGAACGGGATAGTTTGCTGCCCTGTGGGTGTTGTTACTGCCGCTTTTGCAGCCTGCTGCGTGGATTGCAGGTAGTTTTTTAATCCTTTCAGATAAGCAGCGTCCTGCCCCTTAAATGTGATGCCAGTCTGGTTTTGCAGGATATTAAGCTGCCGAAGGAACTGGTCAGGGGATCCGCCAGATTTCTCCATCGCCTTTCCAATGATGCCATTGCGCATTTGCGCCCTGCCAACACGACCAACTGAGTTATACAGCGTCTTAATTTCCGATTTGTTCTTGCTGAATAGCATGTTGTTGACAACTTCCGGCGTCAGGTCGCCTTTCATGAGAACATTCTTCAGCTTGGTATTCTTTAGTTTTGCCGCTTCGTCAGCGTAGACGGCATTGGCCTGCTGATATTTACGGAGAGTATCGTTGCCAAGATTCTGACCAATGGCACCATTGATATCGTCAGTCATTGCCTTGTAAACGCGCTGAATGGCAGCATCGGAACGGTTTGGTAACACTGGTCGCTCACCCTTCACGTCCATTCTGAACTGGCTGCGTAGGTCGCTTAATTGCTTCAAATCCAGATTTACCGGACCATCAGGGCCAGCATTGCGAACAAGCTCATCACGATATGACTGAAGTTTTGAAATTGTCTCGTTATCAGCTACCTTACCAAGCTTCTGCAGATTAGATATCTCAGTATCAATCTGCTGAATTGCTCGCGCAGGCTGAATGTTTACTCCAGCCATAGCATTCTGAACCTGCTCCAGTCGATTACCGGCGGCACGACGAATTCCTGATGTTTTCGCTTTAAGGCTGTCAATAACAACTGCCGGATCGTACTCGCCGAATTTATCAGAAAATCTCTGCACCAACTGACTTCTCGCTTCCTGTTGCGTTGCTCTCATTCCGCTTGTGCCAGCCAGGGGGATATTTTCTGCTGTAGTCTGCGCCATTTTTCCGACGCGGGAAGTGGGTTGTAACAGGTCTGTGGTGTGCAGAGGCACTCCTTCACGCTCTGCAAATCTGATAGCCTGTTGCGCTTCTGGTGCTATCGAACCACGAACACCACGATAAGCAGCACCTAATCCACGTCCGGCAGCGTTAATAGCACCGCCAGCCAGCACACCAACGCCTAAATCGGTGGCGAGTGCATCCGCGTCATCTTTCGCACTATTTGCAGCAAGTGATCCAACTGCGTTTTCTGCTAGAAGGCGAGTTGCCCCCTGAGCAATTCGACCAGCAAGTGTTGGTGCCTGCGCTGCCGCTCTCTCAACGCCAGCAGGAGTGAGGTAAGGCAATGCTTCAGCAAATACCCTTCCCTCTGTCGTTTGTGGAGTCAGCGCGCCTTGCTGAAGGCCAAAGTCCTGCTCTAATCCCTGCGTTGTTACTCGTGGCGCTGGTTGATATGTACCATCGCCAATGCCGAGTTTACCGCCAGCCCAAGCCGCCGCGCTTGTTACAGCATCGGCAACTGATGCAGGTATGTTTGCCACGTTCACGCCAGCCTGCACCAGTCCGCGACCAGTCTCTTTCACTGCTTCACCAAGATCAGACATAAATCCACTTTGCTGTGGTTGTTGCTGTGCTACTGGTTGCTGTGTCTCCACTTGCTGCACAGATGGCAATGGATAGGCAGCATAGAAAGCTTGCTTAGCCTGCTCTGCATTTTCTCCGGCTTGCGGGGCCACGACTTCATTGAAGTATTGCTCCTGAGCCTGCGCTTTTTGTTCTGGTGCTAACGCCTGATACTGTGGAGAGGCGATAACATCTTTCCATGCTTTAGCCATTAATCACCCCATAGCGAAGAAAAATTACTGCCAGTAGTAGGTTGTTGCGCCGGCATATTCTGCACCGGCTCCTGATAATCAAACTGTTTTTTAACGGTGCTCAACTTGCTTTCAAGCTGATTTCTAATCTTTCCGATAGAGTCACGAAAAGCCTTTTCACTCATTTTGGGGCTTAGGGCACCAACCGCATCGGATAATTTTTTACCCTCAGCATCTGAAAGAGCGCCCATACCCTTCAGGGACTGCACCATAGGAAGGAATGTTTGAGCTTTAAAGGTGTCGAGCCTTGCTTCAAAGTTAGCCGCATCAGAGCCAGGAACTGTCGGAAACGCTGAGCGAATTCCTACTGCTTTTGAAAGGCCGGGGCTTTGCTCTATCTCGTTGAGAGAATCAAGCGCAGTGCTGAACGTATCAACTGCACCCTGAGCGGCGGCCTGCCTGTCAGCGCGGGCTATGTCAGCCTTTTGCCGAACATCTGCCTGTTTCTGTTTTAGCTCTTCAAGCTTTAACTGATTGCTTTCTCTGGCTATCTGTCTGTCCAGAGCCTTTTCTTGTAATTCTGCTCTTTGTATTTCTCGGGAAAGAGCAGCATTCTGTGCGCTGATATTCTGTCCACGTATCTGGATGTCCTGACCTCGAGCTGTTAGTGCTTCTCCTGCCTGATTGCTGCGGATTGTCTCTGCCAGCCTGCCTCGGTCAATCTCACGACCAGCCATCTTGTCCTGAACATTGAAGTAATCAATCGGACCAAGAGCAGCCATTCCAAGGTGATCAACAAACTCACCAAATCCTGAAGGATTCTGCTGATACATCTGAGCAACGTTATTAGGGTCAACACCGACGCGAGTCAGTTCCTTGGCGTTGTTTTGCAGCCATGATTGCATTGCTTCTGGAGACGAGGCCGCAAGGCGTGCGCCAGCCGCTAAGGTGCCGATAGAATTACGCTGATCTTCATCAATGAATCCCATGCCTTTACGAACGGATTCAATCTGGTCTGGATATTGAGTAGCCAACTGACGCAAAGCACCGCGATCACCAGACGCATAAGCATTAGCGTACGCCTGCTGAAATTCTTTCTGCCGCTGAGCCTGCTTTTCCTGCTGAAACACCCCTGCAATACCTGAAAGACCTTGCAAAGCAGTCAGCCCAACATTGTTAGCGCCTGAACGCTCAATATCATTGTTCTGCCTGATAAGCTGAAGCGTATTGCCGATGTCATTTACGCTCGGAGCGTTTGAGTTGACGCCGCCGATACCAGCTAACAATCCGCCATTTGATCCTTGCCAAGTAGCCATGATTACCCCTTAAAACAACGAGCCAAGCAATCCGATACCAGCACCAATGCCAGCGCCCCAAGGTGTTGATGTTCCCAAAAGGCTGGCAAGACCTGCACCGGCAATCGCACCAGATGTTCCGCCACTAATTGCAGTCTGAAGACTTGATGGTTTACTGGCATTAGCAGCGGCAAGAGCTGCGCTTTGCTGTGCAATGCTGCTCATGTTGTTGGCGTACGTCTGCCCGGCGTTTGCCTGACCTTGCAGCGCACCAAGCCCAACGTTTGCCAGATTGTTGTAATTGCTCATCTGGTTTGATAACCAAGACTGACCGAGTGTCGGCGCGATCGTAGCCAGTTGATTGCTTGTGGCTGTCGAACCAAGTCCGCCAGTCGCTTCCGCAGCAGCAAGACTCTGGTAACGAGCCTGACCTGCAAGGTCTTTATACTGCTGAGAATTGTAATACTGATTAAGTACCTGCCCCTGACCTTCTAAACTGGAAAGATTCTGAAGCTGGTTAACATACTGCTCCGCAAGCGGCGTGAACGGAGCAAGGTTTTTCATGATCGTCTGCCACTGCTGATTTTGCAGGTCTGCGGCATACTTCTGAGCTTCTGCGGCATACTTTGCGCTTTTATCAGAACTGCCACCTTTCCCGCCTTTTTCAGGGCAATAAGGTTCCTCGCCGCGCAGTTTTCTGCCCAGCTTAAATGCATATAACATGGCTATCTCCCGTGATTCAGGAAGTCGATTAGTTCTTCGCGTGTGGCGCTGTAAAAAGTCACGTCATCCACGCCTTTGAAGTATTTCTTGATGGTTCCTACACGCTTAAGGCCAATCATCGCGCAATACATCTGACCGTGGCGGAATTTGCGTGCAGCGAACGATGTGACGCACTGAACGGTGGTGTTAGTCAGAATGTATCGCCAGAACGCCAGCCCGATTTCCTTGCTGAATCCGCGAATCTCTGGCAGGTACATGGCGTGGCAATCGAATGTCAGCGGCTGAATCTCCTGATAGTAAACAATGCCGCCGAACTGCCCGTGCACGTTCACCTCAAAGTAACGGCAATCAGGTTTGTAGTCGTATCCATCACCGTTGTTGCTCCCGGCGATAATGTCAGGGTGATTTCCTACTGCTTCGATCAGGTCGATGTTTCGCGTTGGTTTGAACTGAATCATCACTGCTCCGCGATTATCTTGATGGTTGTGGCAGTAAACGCCGCCCCATTTGACTGAATGGTTAACGTACTGCCATTTGTGGCAAGAAAGCCGTCTTTATCCACGCTGAAGAACGTAGCTAACAGGATGTTGTCGGTTGTTGTCGCCGCATTACGACTGCTGACCAACGTGTCAGGAACAGAGCCGGAAAAGGTTAGCTGCATTGACCTGTTGGCGGTTCCGCTGGGCCACGTCCCGACGATCGACAGCTTGAAGAACAAGGTTTTGTTCTCGTTGAACACAACCATCTTGTTGTTAACGGTGTCGAAGAATGGAGCCAACGTGCCGGATGACGGCGTGAGCGTTTTCAGCAGGCTAACAAGGTTGGTCGGCGCTGTCGGGATGGTTACAGATACGCCAGAGTAAACAACCTCTGACTTCTTGCGAGTAGTGGCATACTCCAGAGCATCAATGCGCGATTCATGGTCTGAAACCTGCGATTCCAGCGACTGAACTCTGGTATCAAGCGACGCAATATCGCTTTCATTCTGAGTGATTCGTGTTTCATGTTCCTGAAGAGTTGATTCTGCCTGGCTGATTCGCTCCTCATGATTAACAAGCGTTGCTTCCGCAGCAGAAATTCGCTGCTCATGGTCAGCGAGAATCACATCCTGCTCATCGTTCCTGACTTGTGCGTCATAAGCGCCCTGTCCGGCCTCGTTGGCCTTGTTCGCCACATTACCAACATCAGTACCCTGTGCGATAACGTAAAGCAGATACGACTGCGAGAAGATATTGCGTGGAAGTACTGATGTGTCGAGTCGTGTAGCCTGAATGATTACCGGCACATTGAGATTAGAATCCGCCATTACTCAATCCTTATCTGAGCGCCAGACAGAGTGACAGGTGACTTCGTGATAACGCGCAATTTGAAGCCGACATTTTTCCTGATGCGCCCGACTCGCTTCCACAAAACACGTTTGTCGTAAACGAACGGTTCATTCTGTTCAATCATCTGCTCACGTCCGTAATTGATTCCGTCAGTGGTTGCAGAGAGGAACAGGCGGTCAGCGTACTGCGCAACGCCAGTTGAAGATTCAACCTCAAGGTCGAACACTCTTGCGTTATCTGCTTTGAACAACGGAGTAAACAGCAGGTGTTCCTGCTGCTTGTCGTACTGGCTGCTGATATCGAATTGCAGTTTCCCGGTCACGGATTCCAGCTTATCGCCGCACGTTATCTGATTTCCTTCGTAAATAAAGTCGATAGCGCGGTACACATCGTCATACAAGCCTGTTTTCAGCACACACCATTGCGGACCATTGGCGCTTGAAGATGCGTCGTAAACAAGAACATGGCGCGGCAGGTGAATAATCAGCAACTCATGAGCATCAAACCGCAGCGATTCCATCACACCATCAGCCAGTTCATCAGCAGTGTAGGAGCGGAGGATTTTCTCAATGCTCGCGCTGGCGATTGGTGATACCTGACCGGAGCCGATGATGTACACAGACGGCGCGCCTGTTGCCGGATTGCTGATGAACGCATACGAGTCAGCAAACGGCGTTTTGCAGTAGGTTCCGGCAATGCCTTTCTGCACCATCAGTGATGGCTGGGCGACATACAAAGCGGCACCAACGGTGGTTGCACCTGTCAGGGAAAAATATTCAATCGTCGATGAACCAAAGCAGACGATGAAGTCTCGCCATGTTCCGATTCCGATGATGCCGTCAGGCTGCGACTCGGCACGATATTGTGCGCTGTAGCGGTCAGGATGCGATTCGTCTTCAAGGTCAGTGATAAACCATGAATCAGTTCCGTCTTTTGACCACGCATAACGCCCACGTAAGCGCGTAATGTCGCGGACCGAGCCTAACTCATACTGCGTGAATCCGCTGTTTGTAGGCCAGTTTGAGACGGTTTTAACCGTGCCATCATAACGATACTCTACCAGTTGACCATTAACGCCTACAGCCTGAGATGTCCGACCATGCGCCATTGATACACGACCACTTCCAGCGACGTCACCGACTTCGCTTTCGCCTTTGTAGAGCTTGCCGCCACACACGCGATAAACAGCACTCTGCGCCATGTTGTACTCGACGCCGCGAGATACACCATTCACATCAGAACGTTTGGCAATGCCCGGGAATGAGCGAAGATATCCGCTGCTGTTGAGGATTTCTTTGGGTGTAGCCAGCATATTCACTGGCAGATAGTCGATATAGTCGGCGTTTCGGAAGTCTTTGCCGACACCTTTCATAAGCGGAAGTTGCTGAATCGGCATTTATTCACCTATGCGTTTGGGATATCGCCATCAATCAGAGGGAGATCGCCTGGATAATATCGGTCAGATGTAAACACGTCATATTTATTACCCTGTCCCACAGGAAAATCTCCACGTCGTCGCATTGAAGGAACAACCAGAGTGTCGGTCATCAAGGCATCATATGAGCGTTGGGCGTTACTGAGAACTTGCGGAGTTGGTTCAAGGCTGTAATCAGATAGCATTCTCAGCAATAACTGATAGCCTACTGCGTGTTTGTATTTTCTTGGAAGACCTGACTCATCATCTGGTAATGGCTGCTCATCTCCAGTTGCGAAAGCGTAACCAATGTCGCCGGGGTTAATCATCCACTCGGACATCATATCTTCCAGATCATTTACACCATCTTCAATTGATTGCGGCTCAACATCAGTCAGCGATGCATTAGAAGCAATAGCAAACTTACGAAGCGCAAAAAGGACGATCTCACCCTTTGTCAGTACTGTTGCCATTGTCTGCCGCCTTACGACCTCGCTTACTGGTCGGTTTCAATTCATCAACTGAGGCAACAAAGCCCAACTTTTCGAAAAACTGGAAGTCTTTTTCTGCGATAACGGCCTGTACATGTCCGGATTCGTTATCTGCGGCAAGGAATACACTCATGCGATCCATATTGTTTCCTTAAAACATAAAAGGGGCGGAAGCCCCTTGTTATTACGGATTACCGAAGAACTGACCGCCCATGTGAGGGTTAAAGCACACATATGCAGGAAGTAAGTCAAAGCGCATTTTTTGCACGTTGGCATCGCCATCTGCGTATTTATGTACGCGGATGGAGAAACCTTCATATGTTGCAACAGCAGAATCAATACTGTGCAGTTTCGGCAGTGGGATAGAGCCAAGTCCACAGAAGAACTTGTTATAGAACAGGTTTGGCTTCATTGTCTGGCTAGCAGTGCCTACTACAGATACGGCATCGCCTGCCGCTACCTGACGACTTACAGAGTTGTACTGCGGGTTTGTAGTGTCATAAATCGGAACGCCAGAAAGCGTAACCGTCACATCGCCACTGCTGTCTGAATTAGCATCAGCAGTAACCGTTGCAGTGAAGCTAATTGGTGTGGCTCCGTTATACAACGCCTGTTTGGTCTGCTGTTGCAGCCAGTAGGTATTGGTGAATTTAACCTGATCACCAGCTTTCAGAAAACCTGTAACGCTGGCTGTCGCTCCGGTCAATGTTACAGTGAACTGGTATGAGTCTTTAACTGCGTTATAGGTAACAGTTGGCTGTGTTTTGACTGTCAGTGTTCCGCCAAATGCCCCCTGCGTACGAGAGGCAAGCCCATTAGACATCAGTGCGCGAATGCCGCCAAAATTGGTTGGAATCTGCGCATTCTCCCATGCAGTACGAACCAATTGATCTGAAGCGTGCAAACCAGTCTGCGCATCAGCAAGTCGCTGTGCAGACCATGGATCCATTACAGCATAGTTTTCACCTTCATTAACGCCGAGGTCTTTCAGGAAAGATGCCGTCTGCGCAACATCAGACCATTTGGTGATTGGAGTATTGGGGCTACCAAGTGACAACGCACCGTTATTCATCATGAAGTGAGCAAGCTCTGTTTCAAGGTCGGTAACGATTCGCTGGCGAACCGGCGCGAGAATTTCTTCCAGTTGGTTAAGCTTGATCGCTTCCTCCAGTTGCTGATATTCAACAGCAACAGTGATGTAGTTACCTACACGCCCCGTAGCTTTACCTGAGATCAGGTTGTTTTTATTTTGCCCTGAAATATCACCAGTGGGAGTACGGAGGGATGAGAATTGATGCGGACGTTTAAAGCTAACGCTATCGCCAGTGCTGGAGTTGATTTCACCTGCCAGCAACTGACGGTCTACGGTTTTCGCCAGAACTAAATCTGACATAAAACCAGGAAGGAATTTTTTCAGAACGATTTGACTGACGTTACTGTCGAGATTGTTAGGCATTTATCTTTTCCTTATTCGATTTTTGCGCCGGGGCATAATTTGTTGAATTCGTCTTGTTTCGCATCAGCACCGCCACCACGTACTTCCGGCTCTGGCTTGATGGCTTTCTTTGGTTTTGGAGCAAGGCTTACCTGTTTGCTAATCTGCCCCAAGAGGAATGCTGCGCGAATTGGATCTGTCTCAGCGGCTACACGCTGGCGTAATTGCTGGCTCTTACCTAAGCCATAGGCGAGTAGTTCAGAGCCTTCGTCTGCACAGTGAATGATGATTTCCTGCTGAATTGGTGGTAGCTCACTAAGAACAATGGCCTCCATTTCCTGATAATCTTTCACAGGAAGTTTGGCTGCCCGTTGTTTATGCGCTTCTACCCTTTGCTGGAAACGCTGTTGGTATTCCTGTTGCTGACGTAGTTTTTGTTGCTGCTGCTGTTCGACACGGCCTTTTTTCTCATGCCAATCAGTCAATGCCTGTTCAAACGCCTGTTCGTCATAATCACACGACTCAAGAGTCGGTTTTGGTGGAATAGCGTCTGGTTGTGGTTGCTGATGTTCCGCAGGCTTGGCTAATGCTTCCTCAAGCTGGCGGCGCAACTCACGATTTTCTTTCTGTGTTTCTTTGAAGCCTTTGCGAAGATCTTTCACCCATTGCGGTGCAGGTTGCCCGTCAATGTGATCATCATCGTCAGCGTTAAGCTGAATTTCTTCATCACCAATACGCAAGGCGTAATCTTCTGGTGTCTCTTCGGTTTTTTCAGGATCAGTTGCCACCTCTTTACCGTTGTCATCCTGGCTTTCATTCTCAGGCTGTGACTCTGTTTGGATGATGGTTTCTTCTGCATTTTCCTGTGTTTCAGACAGGTCAATAACCTGACCGTCGATGATCAGTTCGTTTTCCATTGATTACTCCTGGTTAACTCGGCATTAAGTCTGCCGGTGACTGTGGTGGTGACTGGAATTGCTGTTGTTGTGACTCGGCGACATCTTTCAGAAGGCGTATTGCCTCCATCACTGCTTTGTCATCGATGTTTCTGGCTTGAGCCAGTTTATAGACAGTGTTTGCCTGACTCTCCATCGCATCCTGCTGGGCAGTAAATGCTTTGATTTGAGTTTGAGCAGTTTCGTTAGTTGCTTTTTGCGCTTCTGCCTGCGCTGCTACCATTTGCGCCTGAGCGAGAACCATTTCAGGATTTGGCTGGCTTTGTGCTGCCATTTGCGCCTGTTGAACAATCTGCTGCTCTTTCTCATTGCGTGGTTTTGCAATACCAGATATCAGCAGTTGGTTTCGGTTGTACTCTTTGAAGTCATCAAGGCCTTCGCCATCGATATTGTCCAGAATAATACCCTGAATTGCCGGGCGCATTGGGTCTGTTGGAAGCATAGAGCTAAGGACATTTGTCAGTACAGAAACCGTTGCATCACGTCGTGCTGTGTAGCTTGGTCCAACATCAACCGTCACATCGTATCGACCGACAGAAAGGTCATTTAACGCAACAACAGCCCCTGTTTGCCTGTCAACAACCTGTGCGCTCAGGACAGCGATATCATCACTTCCATCTTCGTTGACGATGCGCACTTCACGTTCTGAACCGTACACTTCACGCGCCATTGACAGCCATACTTCACCAGCGCGTTTAAGACTTTTCGCCATATTGTCCAGATAGATAAACGAAGCCATATCTGCTCTGTTCATCAAGTTGTTAACCGTTTCCTGAGCAATATTACTTGGCATCTGCTGCATGGCCTGACTGCCGCCTGTAACCTCCTGAATATCTGCACTGGTTTGCTGTAGTAATGCAGCCAATGCCTGATTCATAACCGCAGGCTGTGTATATCCTGCAGGGGTAGCTCCAGCGATAATGTTGCCAGATTTATCTCTCACTTCGCGCAACGGCAAGAACGCTGGGCGTTTCTTGTTGCGAGCCTCCCAGTGCTTCTCAAGTCCACGAATTTGCTCCATGCCAACTATAGGGATCTGACCGGGGTCTTGCGCTGCAGTATCAGCCAGCATTGAAACCTGAAGGTTGTACAAACGTTGTGGATCCATTGCTTTTGCAATGTGCCCTTCGACACGCTCAATGTCATCAATGAACCAGCGTTTTCCATAAACCGGGATGAGGGGGATATGTTCACCAGGAATACGTCGAGGTTTCTCAAGGAAACCATCACCATCCACTACGGATACATACACACGACGGCGCTTCACTGAGCGCCTTGCCACTTCCTGAAATCCAGCTATTGCCAGTTCATCTTCAATATCTTCAACCTGATCACTGTCGTATGTTGCAATCTCTCCAGTGATTGGATGTCGATAACTGATGACGTCAACAGACTCTTTACGAACTTCGTAATACTTCGCTATGTAAATAACATCTTCATCAAACCAGTCATATTCCCAACTGGTCATAGACGTTACATCCAGAGAAGCAGGAGGTTTCTTTCCGTATTCAGCCTCATATTTTTCAGGTGACAACGAATACATGCAGAACGCCCACAACGCGTCAGATTTGTCGTACTTCTTAGCGTCAGGGTCAAACCACACAGAGCGCGACGGGTCGTATATTGGTTCAATAGCAATACGCTGACGATCGTCCATGGGGTCGTATTCATTGACCAGCATCGACGTCAAACGGAAGCAACCGAAACCACCAGTAGCAGCGTCGTCAAATGCATTATCGCAAGCCTCACCGCCATCAGTTTCTTCGTAGTCAGCACGGAACAGACCATTTAATTTATTGGCTAACTCTTCGCTTGCCTCTCTGTCACCAGGACGAAACTTAACGGTGATTCTGTTATTGCGGTATTCTGCAATGATGCGGTTAAGTTCAGTTGCAACCTTATTGATTTCAAACTTAGGATACTTCTCGAACTGCTCATCAAGCTTAGTTCCAGCCGCCGTTGCTCCTTCCCATTGACCTCCCGGGACACGAGCAAACCTCGTAGCTTCAATGCACTTTTCGCGCACTTCCTGCTGTGGAGAATAGGCGCGGTCAAACCTGAGCATGATCCGCTCATGTTTTTTCTCTAATGTCTCTGCCATGTTTACCAACCGGAGGATGAGGGAACGTATATTTCAGTTTCTTCGCGGACCAATGCCGGGCAATGCATACACATCATCAGCGCATCAGCCAGGTTAGGAGATGGAATACCGAGCTTCTGCTTCATTTCGACCTTAGTCATAAGCTCCAGCTTCCCGTTATTATTGAATTTGCGCTGAATCTGCGTCAGTTCTGCAAACAGCCTCTCCAGCATCTTCTCGCCTATCACTTCTTTGTCGAAACTCAGCATGTCGTCGGGGTCTGCATACTCACCGTGGACAACCGCCCGATATGTCAGATACAGTCTGTCAGCCAGCGCGTAATAGAATTGCGCTCGCTTATTGCGGAATACATCGCCAATAGTGCGAACGTTGTCGCCCTGTACGACTTCATCGGCCCATGCTCCGGCCTGATACGGTGCATCTTCATCGAATGGCGATTCGCTGCCCTTGAACATCGTGGCGGTGATTTTCTTGCCGGAGAACGCTTCCGTTGTCTGTCTGCGTAGCCCGGCACCAACACCATCACCATCCCACAGGTAATGGTCAGCGCCGTCTTCAATCGCCAGCGAAGTAGCCCAGTCAGCACCTTCATTGATGTCCATCAGCAGACCTTCGGCAATGCGCTTAACTACCGAACCGTGACGCGATGCATAACCTTTAGCATCTGGTCCTGTATCTGACGGGTCATGTGCAGAAACAACAGCGCCTTTCGCTTTCCATCCTAGTTTCTTGTGCGCATCGGTTGCGGCTTCAAGCCATTCACGTTTGATGATTGCCATATCACTTGCGCTTACCGGCTCACCAAGCCAGATGTGACGATACAGTGTCGGATTTCTGCGTTTGCACTCTTCCATCTCCAGACGGAGGACTTCAGGAAAGTGCGGGTTGTCGGTGTAGTTCACCGTCAGCAGGCAAATATCATCAGGAGGGTTTACGACGAATCGCTGATAGGTATCGTCGAGGATGTTTTTCGGGTTGAAGCTCACCCATATTTCAGAGAACGGCTTACGGATGGTTGGTATCAGGATATCCCATGATTCCTTCGTTACCGCTTCCGCTTCTTCCACCCAGCAGATATCAATGCCTTCGAGCGATTTAATCTTCGTCGGGTTGTTTTTTATGCCGTAGAACATGAATTCAGCATTCGTTCCGAGATGACGGATCATTGAACGCTGAATTTCAAACTCAGCCGAATACCCTTCACGCTCGATGGTATCTTCAAGCAACCGGATTACCGAATCGCTGATACTGTTTTGCAGTTCACGAGCGCAGAGAATACGCACTGGCTGACGACGCGCCGCTTCAACAAGCAGCCTCGCAATTGCCCATGATTTGCCGCTACCTCGACCGCCTTTGGCGACTTTGTAGCGATGCGCCTCAATGAACGGTTCAAAGATAGGATTAATCGAGGTCATTTTCCGAATAGAGTGCTCATCGGTGATGTTTCAATCTGGATTGCGCCGCCGTCTTTGCCGGTTAGCTCGTGAGAAGCTTGTTCTTTAAACGCCTGAACGGAAACATGCTTACCAAGAAGTTCGAGATTTTTGACCTTATCAGGCCATTTGATTTTCTTCAGAAGTGCGGTGCTATCTGCAGATACCATCTCCACGACATCCATTCCTGATAGCGTTGTGCGCCATACCTTAGGCCAGTCTTTAATTGGTTTTAGCTCACCGTTTTGCAGGAGAATGTCGAGCACATCCATCTGATCGATTTCAATAAGGCGATTAAGCACATATTCTGCATTAATACCAACAAGATCATTGCGTTGCGCTTTCAGTTCGGCGATTCTGAATTGGATGTCAGGTTTTGACATGTTTTCGGATGCGGTACGGTTAGCTGTCTTTGCGCTGTACCCCGCCCGAATAGCCGCTTGCGTGGCATTTAAATCGATGAGGTACTCGCGACAGAACATTTCTTGTTTGTCGGTGAGTGCCATTTTTTACTTCCCATAAGGAGATTGTTATGAACGATGACTTTAAAACAGGTGACATTGTTAAACTGAAATCAGGCGGACCTGACATGACTATCAGGTCATTTTCATCTACCCACGGTAACTCTTTTCTTTGTCAATGGTTTGCTGGCAAGAAGCTTGAGCAAGGATATTTCAAACCGGAATCTCTTGAGCGCGTTACCCCAAAGCCATAGTCCCAAACACACCAACCTTAACTCTTGATGATATTTCATCATGGATGATGTCCGTTTTATCAACAGAGGGTTGCCTTTATCAGCAGGATGTTGTGGATTATCTCGTTAAACAACATAACGAGCAGCACCTCAAAGAAAATGCGGATGGCAACCAAGCGCTATCAACAAAAGTGATTAATAAATTCAGGGTTGATAGCGGTGAAAGTGTTGTTTGGGTTAAGCCAGATAAGTACTGGCGTTTCCGTGTGCCTGAAGACGAAAACGGTCGTGAAGCTCGCGGTTAAACTAATCAACGATAAAAGGCAGCATGTTGAGTGCTGCCATATTCATCTCACTTAATTGTCATTTCAGGCTGAGGACTCTTTCGCGGCCTCAATCAGTGACTGCTTCAGTAATTCGAGTGTACCAATCGCCTCGCATAAACTGATTTCACCATCGTAATCATGGATGACGCTTTCCAGCCGCTCGTATAGCTCTTGAGTAATTGGGAATTTCTTCTCCTTACCCAAATTGATTACGCGGCTCACATCATGCTCCGGTGGTGAACAGGTCTAACGCTTCCTTCGATTTACGCACCGCTTCGATAGTGCGGGTCGTGATATCTGAATTAGCGCCGCCTGACTGGAAGTGAATTTTGAATAGCTCAAGCTTCAGTTCGTCAGTGCCAATGAATTGAAATGCTTCCTCCGCGGCTGCGTTCTGGTTCATGACCAGTTTGTAAATCTCTAACTGGAATTTCTGTTCTTCAGTCATGGGAATAATCTCTGCCATTGTTGGCTCCGTTTATCCGTTAAAAGGGATATCAGTTAAGTTATCCCGTGTAGGGTATAAGCCATTGTCGAGACCACTCATTGAATGGTCTCTGCAATAACCGATGTCTTTCCATCAGTCCGCCACCACAAAGAATCTTTTTTGCCATCAGGCAGGAGGTTCATCTTTCAGTGGCTGCCAGTGTTATTTCCCCACTTACTGGCTTGGGTTGCTTCGTGGTACTGCTGTTAATTGGTGAGTCCGGGGATTATTTCAGTTCGTTACCAGGAATTTCTTTTAGCTCTTTCAAATGACAACGATTGAGGCTAAACCACTCCCCGTGCGACCTATAGTTGTAATATTTTTGGTGCAATTTGGTTTCAAGCTCTCTATCGGCCGGAATCTTTGCAATTAGATTTAGCTTCCCACCACTCATGCGAGATATCTCTGAAATTCGTTTATTAACCCTGCGACTAAACCCTATTTTTGTTAGCCCACTATCTTCAGCATGCAGAACGTACACATATGATTTTTGCGAAGCACTGGGTGCGACTTTGTTGTAATTAATCATGTCAAACATGAAGCCTTGCTTTAGCAAAGTTTCAAAAAAGATAGAATTAACACACCCATTCCTTCTCAGCTCTGCACTTAGCTTGTCAATTTCCTCTATGATGTCGCCAGACCCCTTTCCACTTATAAGAAAATCTTGGTACATGCGACCAATTCTTGAGGTAATTTCAACAAAGTTATTCATAGCGTTTACCTTTTAGAAAGATGAGCCTGTTCGCACAGAAAAGCCGCCCCGAGATGGTCGCCACCATATACGGCAATTCTCAGGCTCAGCTTTCTGAAAGACTCGGGATTGTTACGCGCTGCGATGCGCGGTTTACTGCAGATGTAAAAAAGCCCCGCAAATGCGAGGCTAAATCCTGATATTTGTAATGAACTGGCTCTTATCTCAACGCAGCCCCTTACTGCGCGCAAGATGCTCAATATCAAGCATCAGCAATGAGATGTTTAATCTGGATTCACTCCAGAAGTGACCACCACCCTGTCTACAGAGCCAGATGTGAAGGATGATGAGTAAAATTATCGCTATCATCGAAGGCATTGCGTCCTGATGTATTCCTGCAGGTAGTTAACCTGCGCGGTTATCTTGTCGATTCCACTTCGGAGACGGTAATAATTGAGTTCAGCATCTGCTGTAAGTCTTGGGCTTTCTCCATCGCCCATGCTGCTGGCTCCGGTCGTTGACTTTGCACAGGTGGCGGCGACTTGCAGGCGCTTACGCCCAGCAGAAACATCAAAACGGAGACTTTCGATAGTCGCGTTAGCATCAGCAAGCTCCTTTGTATATCTGGCATCGAGTTCTGCTACGTCACGTTGACGCTTCTGCATGTCAGCGATTGTGGATGTGGCCTTATCGCGCTGCTCTTTGTAGGCGATTGCATTATCACGGTAATGATTAACAGCCCATGACAGGCAGACGATGATGCAGATAATCAGAGCGGAGATAATCGTGGTTAATCTGCTCATACCTCAATCTCTCTGACCGTTCCGCCCACTTCTTTGAATTTTGCAATCAGGCTGTCAGCCTTATGCTCGAACTGACCATAACCAGCGCCCGGCAGTGAAGCCCAGATATTGCTGCAACGGTCGATAGCCTGACGGATATCACCGCGATCAATCATCGGCAAAGCGCCACGCTCCTTAATCTGCTGCAATGCCACAGCGTCCTGGCTTTTCGGAGAGAAGTCTTTCAGGCCAAGCTGCTTACGGTAGGCATCCCACCAACGGGAAAGAAGCTGGTAACGTCCGGCGGCTGTTGATTTGAGTTTTGGGTTTAGCGTGACAAGTTTGCGAGGGTGATCGGAGTAATCAGTGAATAGCTCTCCGCCTACAATGACGTCATAACCATGATTTCTGGTTTTCTGCCGTCCGTTATCAGTTCCCTCTGACCACGCCAGCATATCGAGGAACGCCTTACGTTGATTATTGATTTCCACCATCTTCTACTCCGGCTTTTTTAGCAGCGAAGCGTTTGATAAGCGAACCAATCGAGTCAGTACCGATGTAGCCGATGAACACGCTCGTTATATAAGCGAGATTGCTACTTAGTCCGGCGAAGTCGAGAAGGTCACGAATGAACCAGGCGATAATGGCGCACATCGTTGCGTCGATTACTGTTTTTGTAAACGCACCGCCATTATATCTGCCGCGAAGGTACGCCATTGCAAACGCAAGGATTGCCCCGATGCCTTGTTCCTTTGCCGCGAGAATGGCGGCTAACAGGTCATGTTTTTCTGGCATCTTCATGTCTTACCCCCAATAAGGGGATTTGCTCTATTTAATTAGGAATAAGGTCGATTACTGATAGAACAAATCCAGGCTACTGTGTTTAGTAATCAGATTTGTTCGTGACCGATATGCACGGGCAAAACGGCAGGAGGTTGTTAGCGCAACCTCATGCCGCCCGCTTTCACGAAGATCATGTGTAGAAGGCCGCAGCGTAACTATCACTGATGAATTCAGGATAGCCAGTGGCTACGGCTCAGTTTGGGTTGTGCTGTTGCTGGGCGGCTATGACGCCTGTACGCATTTGATGATCCGGTTCTGCTTCCGGTATTCGCTTAATTCAGCACAAAAGGAAGAGCGCTAGTCTACCTCTATCGATTAACGGGCTTGTGGGGCAGTATCGCCGATTCACCTAACGCTCTTCCTTTTGTGATTGTAACGCAAAAAGCCCCGAGCTATTAACTCAGGGCTTTATTTAACGAGTGCATTTATCCATCGTTGAGTCAAATTTACCCAATTTTATTCAATAAGTCAATATCATGCCGTTAATATGTTGCCATCCGTGGCAATCATGCTGCTAACGTGTGACCGCATTCAAAATGTTGTCTGCGATTGACTCTTCCTTGTGGCATTGCACCACCAGAGCGTCATACAGCGGCTTAACAGTGCGTGACCAGGTGGGTTGAGTAAGGTTTGGGATTAGCATTGTTACAGCGCGATATGCGGCACTTGCTGGCATCCTTGAATAGCCGACACCTTTGCATCTTCCGCACTCTTTCTCAACAACTCTCCCCCACTGCTCTGTTTTTGCTATATCAACCGCACGGCCTGTACCGTGGCAATCTCTGCATCTTGCGCCCGGCGTCGCGGCACTACGGCAATAATCCGCATAAGCGAATGTTGCGAGCACTTGCAGTACCTTTGCCTTAGTATTTCCTTCGAGCTTTGCCACACCACGGTATTTCCCCGATACCTTGTGTGCAAATTGCATCAGATAGTTGATAGCCTTTTGTTTGTCGTTCTGGCTGAGTTCATGCTTACCGCAGAATGCAGCCATTCCGAATCCGGCTTGTGATTGCGCCATCCCCATAGCAGCCATCACATCAGTACCGGAAAGAGAGTCAGAAGCCGTGGCCCGTGGTGAGTCGCTCATCATCGGGCTTTTTGGCGAATGAAATTTAGCTACGCTTTCGAGTCTCATGCGCCTTCTCCCTGTACCTGAATCAATGTGAGATTTCCGCAGAACACTGCGCCGGTATCGATATACATCTGGTTGGCAAATTTAAGTGGTTTCACTGCTGGCGTATGACCAAAGATGAACATGTCCGCGCCTTTGATTTCTTTCACGATCCCGTTTTGTGAGTTGCTGATTCGTTCTCGGTTCCAGATTACCTGCTGATGATCAACTGGCTTTCCAAACTCGTATTCATCACAAGGATAATCGGCGTGGCAGATAACATATTTTTTACCTTTGCTCACCAGTTCAATGATTAACGGAAGTTCATCTGCTTTATGGGCAAGAGCTTTAGCCAGAATTTCTTTGTCGTAATCGAGATTAAAGAACCAGCCACCGCCATTAAACAGCCAGTGATTGACGTTTCCACGCTCTGATAAGCCATCAATCATCATTTGCTCATGGTTTCCACGTACAGCTCTGAACCAGGGGAATGTGATTAATTCCAGGCATTCGACGTTCTCTGTACCGCGATCAACCAAATCGCCAACCGAGATAAGCAGGTCTTTTTTGGTGTCGAATCCTATCGTCTCCAGTTTTTTCATCAGGTTCGTGTAGCATCCGTGCAGATCGCCAATTACCCAAATATTTCGGTATTTGCTGCCATCAATTCTTTCGTAATAGCGCATCTCTTTCACTCCATCCGCGATGAACCATGAGAACGTCGTTGACGATGGCGTGCATTTTCCCGTCTTTATCATCAACGTATTTTCTGACCGTACCGCGACTACATTTCAGTCTGCGTGCTACTTCTGTCTGGTTTCCGTATGCTTCAACGAGCATGTCTGGAATGGTTTTTACTGAGAACGTCATGCGGCCTCACTTCTGCTATTTCGCAGGTCTTTGAGTTTCTGTTGGTACTCTGCCTTGATCGCCTTGCACTCTTCGATAGTCCAGCGATGGCGGTTATGGTTTGATTCGATTTCGTCTACTGCTTCCTGCCCGATGCGATTAATCAGTTCGACGCGATACGGAACGAGATTTCCGCTTTTGTGCTGGTTGCACACCACGCATTGCTTGTGAATATTGCGTTCATCAAATCGGAGTTGAGGTGCCGCAGCAGTTGTCCGGTAATGTCCGGCATCCCACTGAGCAGACGTGAGCGTTCCGCACGAGATACATGGTAAGTCGCTGTCTCTTTCTCTGATGAAGGCGTTTACGGCTTGTTGGGCTTGTTTAATCCAGTAACTGCGGGGCTTTAAGGCGAGTTTTCGAATCTTAAGTTTATCTTTCTGTTTCTGCTCCTCTCGTCGTCGTTTCTTCTCTGCTGCTTTTTCCGCTTTTTCGCGTTCTTTACTTCGTCGTTCGAGTGCTATCTTGGTTCCACACTCTGGAGAGCACCACCACTGATTAGCGAATGCAGGGTGAAACCATTCCCGACATTCATCGTTTTTACATCGTCTTCGCGCTGGTTTAGCCATCGTCTTCTTCCTCGTACATTGAGCTATTCGGATCGCTCATCAGTTCTGCGCAGCAGTGCTCACACACGTGAACTTCCAGCACATGCAGCTTCTGACCGCAGTTAGCGCACGTTAAAGCCCGCTCGACGCTTTCTTTCTGGTATTGAATGGATTGGGATGGGCTAAGCATTATTGGATTCTCTGCATCATGAGAAAGACAATCATGGCGGCGCGGAGGGGATTTTCATGTATAGCTCGCTTAGATTTACAGTAGGCCACACCGCGTGCACCCCACTCGTCTTCATCGAGATTGATAATGCTAATCCTGTATTTTTCAATAATCGGCCATGCGTCTGCTGGGTTTGCGCATGGGTTAAAGGATCCGCGCTCAACTTCTACTTCAACTGCGTCTCCGTTTACAATGTCTCCCTCAAATGAGATAAACACCATCGCGCCATTCTCACCTTCTTTGTAATCCGGTGATCCGTTATGAATGGCTTCGAATACCGCCACGTTAATTTCAAAATCACTTAACTGTGAATAATCCATTGTCATTTCCTCGCACGATGTCTTAGCCACCGGATATCCCACAGGTGAGCCGTGTAGTTGAAGGTTTTTACGTCAGATTCTTTTGGGATTGGCTTGCGTTTATTTCTGGAGCGTTTCGTTGGAAGGTATTTGCAGTTTTCGCAGATTATGTCGGTGAAACTTCGTCGCTGTCGTCTCATTCGTACCTCCTGTCGGTAAATCTGACACCCTGACCAATAGCCCAGGCTGTTGTGTACTCGATCAGACTTGCCATGCGCTTCACGCTCATCTGCGCGCTGCTTTCGCGAATGTTGACGTATTCGCCTTCAAGCCCGGGCAAAACATCAGCTTCCAGGTTTGTTGCCACTGCATGACCGCTAATCAACAAAACCTTCCATTGTTCTGGTTTTAACCACTTATCGCACCATTGAACCTGACGTGCGATATCCGCCAGCATCGCGTGAAATTTTGCGTTCTGGTCAAGGTTGCGCTTGTAGTCAGTAATGCGGATGGTGACTGGCTTGTCTTTATCGAGTGGTGTTGCGAGGATGGCGTTGATTGCGGCTTGCTGTTGTTGCTTAGTTCGGAGGAATATTGTTTGCTTCATCGAAATTCTTCTCTTTAATTCCAGCGGCTCTGATAGCTTTCATTACTGCAATTACCGTTTTGTCACGCCCATCCTCATAACCCATCGCATAAGCACCTTCTTCACCATCTTTCCAAAAGTCGTCATTCGATTCTGGCCAGTCGATATCCAGTTCAATAGCTGCTCGCGATGCCTGCCACGCTTGCCAATACATCTCAACCATATTGGCGTATATTTTATTTTTAGGATCACATCCGGTGTAATTTTCAAACCATTCTTCAAACTGCTTTCTTGATTCGTCCATATCAATCCCCGTTATGACAGGTTAATTTTCACCCAACCCTTCCCACGCACATTTGCAACAAGCCCTTTCTTTCTCAGGTATTGCATACGGCGATCGATGGTTTCGATATACATTCCATTGCTCCGCCATTTAAGCCAGATATCAAAAACAGGTGTTGGTCTTTCACTCAGCATTGAAAGAATGTTTTGATCTAATTTTTCGTACTTGCTCACAAATACCCTCTCTCACTTAATCGCGCCCACGCTTCGTTAAATTCTTCTCGGGTTGCGCCGGATTTTCTTTCTTCAAACATCATGCATTCGCTGATGTCTCCCCATGACTTTGGTCGCTTTTCAGCGAACAGATCATCCCATTCGAATACCCAGCGGCCTGATTTTCGGTAGTGGTAAATGGTCAGCCATGTTGTGCTGTTCGCTGGATACCCATAGAGAACTTCGACTTTTTGATCACGGTCTTTATGCTTTTTCAGCAGGATAAAGCCAGCAACCAGCGAAGCTCCGGAAAGAATGATGATTGGAATTTGCCAGTCAGTCACACTTCCCTCTCCCCCAAATAAAAAGGCCTGCGATTACCAGCAGGCCTGTTATTAGCTCAGTGATGTAGATGGTCATTGCCTTACCTCCATAAGCGCCCTATTAATAAACGCCGTCATTGGATTTGCACATCCCCACCCCGTACCATCTGGATTTCTTTTAATTGGCTCCTTCTTCACTTTGCGTTTTGCATAAATAACCGTCTTCCACTTACGCTCAACAACACTCAAATGTCCTTGTTTCACCATATGCCTTGCTGCTTGAGCGATTCTGTTATTTGGTATTCCGGTGATCAGTGCTAATTCATGCGGGGAGAATTGTTCATGAGTTTTCAGATATTCCAGGATGATTTCTTTTCCAGTCACGTTCTGCTCCTGTAACTATCCCATGTAAACGCAAGGGTGCACCCGCCGCCATCATTCATCCTGTCAATAACACGCTCACCAATGAATGCCGAAAGTTCATCTTTGCTCTGATTACTAATCAGGATTGTTGGCTTCATGTATTCATATCTGGTGTTGATAATTTCGAACATGATTAGCTTTTCAGCATCACTGCCGAACTGCACGCCAACCTCATCGATTATTAACAAGTCAGGATGCGTAAATTGCCTAATGACTTCTTCTTCAGTTCTGGTTGCGGCCTTAGACCATGTTGATTTGTACTCTCTGGCAATTTTCAACGCAGTGGTAAATATCACAGAGCTTTGATGCTCGATAATGGCGTGCCTAGCGATAGCCAGTGCAAGGTGGTTCTTTCCAGTTCCAGGCTTACCACACATGACCAGTCCGCCACCTTTTTGAAGGCGTTCAGGCCACTTACTGGCATATGCCTGGCATACCTTAAGAACTCGCTTTGCATCATCGTTAACAGGCTCATAATTCTGAAGAGTGCAGTTTTTGAACCTCTCTGGAATATTGAGAGAATTCAACAAATATTCAATTTTTGATTGTCTTGCTCTTTGTTCTGCCTGCTCACGTTCAATCTCTTTCTTACGAATTTTCTCCTCAAGGCACTGTGGGCACTCAGATTTACTTGAAGTAATTCTTTTTCCTGAGATGGTCAGATATTTCTCATAGGAAGTATATTTACCGTGTTTCTCGCACTCTTCCACTGTGCTGGTAACTGACATTCCATCTGATGCTGATCCAATTTTGCTAAACTCAAGTTTCTGTTTCAGATCAGAAATGTCATTGATTTTTGAGTCTACAAGTTGCCTTTGCAGTGCCAGATTGTAACCATTTGTCGTATTCATATTCACTCCTGCGCCCATGAAGGCATTTCAGTTTGCCCGTAATCTTTGGCGGCAAAGTTTTCCTGCATAGCTCGCTGCTGCGGCCTCGGTTGAGATTTCCCCTTTGGAGTCTTTGGTTCAAAAATCCCCTGCCAACCACTGGCGATGCTCTGGTTTATAATTTCTTCAGGTGTATATCCCTTCTCCAGACTTCTGCTTAGAACGTTGATAGCCTGAGTGACGCTTTGCTTAGACTTGATCGACTTACCTATCTCCTTGCGATAGGTAACCCACGACAACCATATTTCTGCTGATAACCAATCAGGCAACTCTGTTTCTAGCGGGTCGAACTTCTGAGAAACTTTTTTGGGGGATATAGGGGGTTTATTAATATTTTCTTTTGTCTTTAAAGAATGTCTTTTGTGTGTCTCTAACTTCGAGACATTGAGTGTCTCTAATTTGGAGACACTTTTTGTCTCTAACTTCGAGACAAAGTTGCTAACTTGGAGACACTTGCTGAATTGCCACGCAGATACCTCCCTATTTACACCGATTTGATTTCCATCCATAAACAGGCAATTCATTGAAATCAGTTCTTTTTTAGCCTTGTTAACATTCTGCCTTGACAGTCCTGTTAACTGAGCAATTTGCTCATCGGCTATTCGATCTGTTTTCTTATTGAATCCATATGTTTTCCGGACGTAGGCCAGCATAACTTTCAACTGGCGAGCGGTTAAATCGGCACTTGCGATAGCTTCCAGCAGCTCGTTAGCGAATCTGGTGTAACCATCATCGATATCAGCCACTCTTCGCTCCTGTTCAACAGGTTCACTCTTCGGCAGGTAAAATACTTCAGCCAGGCTCATTTCCAACCTCCGCATCAAAGCATTGGGCTTCAAGAGACTTAACCATCACCACACTGCCATCTGTATTAATAACTATCGATGAGTTATATTTGCTTATCAGTTGCTTCGCGTAATCAATTCCGGCGCGAATAAGGAAATTTTTCACCGCAGGAAGATGACCAACTACACTACCCAGACCTTGCTCTATAAGCTCCTCATTAAGATCAAGCTCATTTTCATGGCGAAAAGAAATGAATGAGTCGTAAATTGCGTATTCTGCCGTCTCGCCATTTCTTTCAGGGCCAACCAGCGCCCTTATTTCATTTAGAGATTCAGAAAGATCATTATCTTCAAGCTTGAAAAACTCTCGATTATCACTAAGCCTCTCTTTTGCAAAGGCTTTATGAATGAGTTTTTCATCTGATGCGGGATTATTTGAATGAAAGGCTGCTATCACCTTAAATGGCTTAGGAACGCCAGTAGAGGCTGAAATTTCTTTAGCCCTAACTTCTGGTGAATGCTTAGTCATCCCAATCTTATAAATTCCTGGCATGCACTCATTCGAAAGCACATAAACAAAGCCATTTGATTTAAAATCATCTGGCACCTTCATGCTCTTCAGAACCTGGAATTTGTCATTTTCGTATGTCATAATTACTCCTGTGGATTGATCCAGTCTTTCTACATCAGGCCTCGAAGAATTCGCCGTTCTTCGGGGCTTTTTCTTTTGTCAGCATTCTGGCTACTTTCTTAGCCAGTTCCGCCAACTCCTCGTCTTCAACACCCCATTCAAGAACAGCCAGAAGCATTCCCATTTTTGGGATGAAGCTGTCTTTCCATCTCGAAATTTGCGATTCATTAATCCCTAACGCGTCGGCAACCTTTCGCTGACCACGTACAGCAATTCGATTCAGGATGTTGCTTGTAATTGCATTCGCTTTCTTGCGAGTACTTGTAAGTTGCATATGTAAGTATTTCCTTAACAAATAAGAAGTTATGCGCATCAAATTATGCGCGTTGTATTCCCGCATTTCGGCGGGAATGATGACCATGACTGTTAAAGAGCAATTTGCTTATGCCGCTTTGCGGTAAGCGCTTTCTTGATACTTCAGGGCGCCAGCTGTAACGACTTCCAGTCGATAGGCGTCTTTCTCTGGGATGACTTCCTTCCACTGAGAGACTGCTGCGTCGCTAATGCCTAACGCTTTAGCTACAGCACGCTGGGTTCCGAAGTGGTCGATAACATCTTTCTTGTACATAGACTCGCTCCGAAATTAAAGAACACTTAAATTATCCACTAAAGGAATCTTAAGTCAAGTTTATTTAAGATGTCTTAACTATGAAAACTCAATTGATGGGAGAGCGCATTCGCGCTCGGAGAAAAGAACTCAAGATCAGGCAGGCCGCACTTGGAAAGATGGTCGGCGTGTCTAATGTTGCCATATCTCAGTGGGAACGCTCTGAGACAGAGCCAAATGGAGAGAATCTTCTCGCCCTGGCTAATGCGTTGAAGTGTTCCCCTGACTATCTGATGAAAGGAGAGGAAAGTCTTTCAAACATTGCCTATCACAGTAGGCATGATCCAAGAGGGTCATACCCTCTGATTAGCTGGGTGAGCGCAGGATGCTGGATGGAAGCTGTAGAACCATATCATAAGCGTGCAATAGATAACTGGTACGATACAACCGTAGACTGTTCAGAAGATTCGTTTTGGTTGGACGTGAAGGGAGACTCAATGACGGCTCCGGCCGGTCTCAGTATCCCTGAAGGAATGATAATACTCGTCGATCCTGAAGTAGAGCCGCGTAACGGGAAACTGGTAGTTGCAAAGCTCGAAGGAGAAAACGAGGCAACTTTCAAGAAGTTAGTTATTGATGCAGGCAGGAAGTTTCTAAAACCACTTAACCCACAATATCCGATGATCGAGATCAACGGAAACTGCAAAATCATCGGCGTAGTTGTCGATGCAAAACTAGCAAACCTTCCATAAGGGGGCATTCGCCCCTTTTTTTTATTTCCTTTAAAAATCAAAGCCAAACTTAAGTTACGAAAGAAAATTTAAGTTTTCTTCAAAAATACTCTTGACCATTAATTAAAGAGATCTTAAATTTAAGCCATCAGCAGGACGCTGGAAGCCAAATGGAACAGATTGGCAGGCTCTTTAACATTGATGGGATTGTCCCGCCGAAATGCGGGAACCAAAGAGTAGTTGGCTTTGGGGTGATGTGAAGTGCAGCTGCACGACGGCAACCGGAAGATAAGCACCCGGCGCGTCACCGCCAAAGTCAATCATCGGAGGTCAACATGACAGTAGTCATTACATATCTGGCTGACGATAACGCCAGAAATCGCCGCAGAGCACGCAGACAGGCTCAACGTGAACAGGCAATGCAAGAGCAGCGACTGGCGCGAAAAATTGCGCTAAAGCTCTCTGGTTGCGTCAGAGCAGACAAAGCAGCATCACTCGGAAGCCTTCGCTGCAAGAAGGCAGAAGAAGTCGATCGTAAACAGAACGGTATTTACTACCGCAAGCCACGCAGCGAAATGGGTGTGACTTGTGTTGGTCGCCAGAAAATGAAATTAGGAAGTAAACCACTTATTTGAGGTGAGATATGGAGTTTCATGAAAGTGCGATTTGTGATTTTCGCGCTAACGCAAATTCAGTAAAACCACAGCCAATTGCAGTTCTTTTTAAAACAATGGGTGCGTGGGCTGTTTTATGCTTCGCCGCTGATGACACTGACGCAAGAATGGCAATAGGCCAAGAGATGGAGATGGACCCGACAAACGATGAATTCATAATTTATGGCGCTCCATCTAATTACTTACTTGATACCTGCAACATTTACAACAAGGCTGCCTGATGGTGGCCTTTATTTTTGACATAAACAACAGAGGTGAACATGGAATTTAAAGGTACTGAAGGTAAGTGGGAAATAATGATGGATGGCGATGAGATTAAAATCATCCAGGCAGCCTCACTTGAAAATGGCGCAGGCTGGCGTTCGTATATTGCAATCTGTGAGGAAGTTCAATGCATTGAAGATGCCAATCTAATAGCGGCAGCACCTGACCTTCTCGAAGCACTTCAGTTATTACTTAAGCAAACCAAAAATAGAACAAAGACAACATATCCAGAATGGTATGGAGCTGTTAATAAAGGTCTTGCAGCAATCAGAAAAGCTCTTGGGGAAGAATGATGAATAAGAAATACATTGTTGAAGTTATAGAGCGAGAAACAAAAGAAGTAATTAAACATTTCGAATTTGATAATTATAGAAAAGCTGACCGCGTAGAAGAAGGATTGTTGCGACAAAGTAATCTCGAAAAATTTGATGTTGTCATGCGATGCGAATAAGCGCCTATAGCAGATTTACGAGTCTGCTATGTGAGCAATGTCGCTCGTAACTAAACAGGAGCCGACTTGTTCTGATTATTGGAACTCTTCTTTGCCCTCCAGTGTGAGGGCCTTTTTATATGCATACCAATAACGCTTCACTCGAGGCGTTTTCGTTATGCAATCAAACAGAAGGAGCATCCTATGCAACAGTTCGCTATTGCAGGGGCGGCATCGGTTCGCCCTTTCAACCCGATTTTATCGGTACAGCATTCACGAAAAAACATTTTAACCGGAGCAGACTTTAAACAACCAAGAATGAAAAGCTTGCTCGAAAAGCTTTGGGATATTTTGAAACAACAAGGCCGTCCATGAGTTTTACAGATAACTGGTCAGACGAAGAATTCATTCGTCATATGAAAGAAATGCTCAATCAGCACAAAGAACAGGAGAAAGATGATGATTCTGACTCTGAATGATAAGCGTGAAATATCGCAAATAATCGCAAGTTTTACTGATGAAGATTACGAACGAATCAACAGTGAAGTTGATCGCCTCTGCAAACGTTGCGACCCAATAAGCGAAATGCTTCGCTCATATAAACCAGATGAACACACTAAGGACGCTATCGACTGGCTGGAAGATGATGACTGTAACTATCAGGAAAAAGCCGCTGAATGGTTCTGGGATGCAATAACCGAAAGAGTTAAGGCTGAATATGCCTTCGCAATATTCAAACGCAGACATATTTATGGAGAAGCTGCATGAGCAATATCGTTGAATTCGTTAAACAGCAAGAGCAGTTATTCTGCGGAGCATTGACTGAACAGACGGTGACATGGGCTAAGGAAAGCCAGTTTGCAATTCAGTATTTCCAGAAAAACGATTACCTGGCTAAAACAGCACTGGCAAATCCAACCAGCGCACAGAACGCCATCATCAATGTTGCAGCGATCGGCATCACCTTAAACCCGGCCAGCAAACTGGCTTATCTGGTTCCGCGCGACGGCATGGTTTGCCTTGATATCAGCTATATGGGATTACTTCATCTTGCGCAATCGACAGGCTCAATTAAGTGGGGGCAATGCAAACTGGTGTACTCAAACGACACCTATGAATCAAACGGCCTTGATTCAGCACCAACCCACAAATACAACGCATTTGGTGAGCGAGGCTCTATTGTTGGTGGTTATTGCACGGTTAAAACAGCAGATGGTGACTACCTGACTGAAGAAATGAGTCTGGCAGAAATTAAAGCTGTTGAAGCAACGAGCAAGGCAAAGAATGGACCGTGGAAAACATTCTGGGAAGAGATGGCACGTAAAACAATAGTTAAACGCGCCAGCAAATACTGGCCTAAAGCCCAGCGACTGGATAATGCCATTCACCTGCTTAACGAAGATGAAGGTATGCATCAGGAACCAGTTATGCCGCACAAATCAGAGGAAGATATCCGCGAAGATGAACGGAAACGCCAGCAGGAAATAATGGATAAAGCACAACTTCTTTGTGATGAAATGGCCCAGGCTGAAAACATGGATGATTTGAAGCGATATTTTGCAGAAGCATATCGCCTGACATCTGGAATGAAATTGCAGCAGAACGTACAAGCCATTTACGCAGAATGCAAAGCGAAACTGGAGGTTGCCAGTGAGCAAACTGTATGAAATAGCCAATGAATACGCAAAGCTGATGGATTCAGATTTAGAGCCAGAGATGATTGCTGACACAATAGAAGGCATGGAAGGAGAATTTACCGATAAAATAGAGCAACTTCTTGCCATTATTAAAAATGAATCTGGTTATGCTGAACGCCTCAAGGAAGAGGCAAAGTCACTGAATGAGCGAGCCGCAGTAATTCAAAATAAGATTGACAGCATCAAATCATATATAGCGTCATCGCTTGAAATGGTTGGCAAGAAAAATATTCGAGCAGGTATTCACCAGGTAACAATCCGCAAACCGTCAGAAACTGTAGAAATCATCGACTCAAGCGCCCTTCCTCCTGAATACGTTGAGTTTGAAACAACAATAAAAGCCGACAAACTGGCAATCAAACACCAACTAAAAGCAGGAATAAATATCCCCGGCGCTCAACTCAAAGTTGGGAAACCTTCACTTCTTATCAAATAACGGTATCGCCTATGAAAAAGACTCCATGGGAGAAATGGGAAGTCGATTTCTTGCGCGAAGTAGCGACAACAATGCCAGTTGAAGTTATCGCAGAAAAACTGGAAAGGACTGAAAAAGCAGTAATGGCGAAAGCAACAAGGATTGGCGCTGACATTGTTAGCCGACTTCGTGGAAGACGATGGACAAGAGCCGAAGTATCACTTTTCGGTAAGTTCTCCGCAGAAGAAATAGCAATTGCAACCTGCCGCTCAATTTATTCAGTAAGAGCTATGCGATACAAGCTAAAAAAACTCGATGAAGAAAGAGCAGGCATACGAATAAATTAACATGGAGTAATTAACAATGAAGCTAAACATCGACCTCGGAAAATACGTTATTACCGGAACCAAACACGATCTGATTCTTAGCGAAAGAGGAATTATCAAAGAAGGCGAGAATGCAGGGAAAGAAACACTAAGCCGTATCGGTTATTACAGCAAGTTTGAGCATCTGGTTAAAGAATTATGCAACCGTGAAATCCTGTTATCTCAGGCGCAGACGCTACAGGATATTCAGCAACATATCGAGACTTTAGGTGTGTCACTTAGCATGGCTATTGACCAGTTCGTGGAGAGTAAATCATGAGAGGACTTGCATACAATCCCGGCATTCTTCCGGCAGAAATGATTATTCGCCAACGCGTAAAGCCAATGCCATCGAGAGAGGAATTGCTTAAGAGAAAGAGTTTCGGTTCTGTTAATGACAACAAATATCTGAATGCGATGTGGCGGAGTGGGAAGAAATGAAACAAATGTCACTAATTGAGATGGATGGTTTTCTGAAAGGTAAATGCATCCCAAGTGATTTAAAGGTTAACGAAACAAACGCTGAATATCTGGTGCGTAAATTTTCTGAAGCGGAGGCCAAGTGCGCGGCGCTGGAGGCGGAGAATGCGGCAATGCATGAAACTATTGAAGCCGTTCGCAGTGTTGCGGATAACTCCAGTGGAATTGCCGGATGGCATTTGAATGGCGATATCGCCACATGGGAAGAGATTCTTCCTGAAATTAACGATATCGAAACCCCAGCCACCGACGCTTTCGTGGCCGAAGTGCGGGCTCAGGGCGTGGAGATGGCTATGGAGCATATGCAGTCGAGCGGTTCGTTAACATTTGGAGATTGCTACATATCCCTTAACGAGTTCGCCGCAGAGCTTCGCAAAGGAGGTAACCAGTGAGCAAGATTGACTATCAGGCACTGCGTGCTAAGGCAGAAAAAGCAACGTGTGGCGAGTGGTCGCTCGAATATGGAGAGGGCCGATTTGATGGTGATGATGCACTAATTCATCGCGAGGCTGCTGGATATATTCCCATTTGCAGAATTGAAGGAGCGCATCCTGAAAGCGGTTTCGATGAAGATTTCCAAATGGAACAGCAGGCCAATGCTGAATTCATCGCCGCAGCCAATCCGGCTACCGTCTTGGCGCTGCTGGGCGAGCTGGAAACAGCAAAAAAGCGCATAGCAGAACTGGAAGCCGAACCTGTAAGCCAAACTTGCAAGTTGCCAGTTAATACACCTTGCCAAGATGCGCCAGCCCATATCTGGCTGCAAACGGCTGGAGTATGGCCAGAAGATGGCGAGTTAAGCGAATTAACGTGGTGCAGCCACAATCAGCACCATGATGACACGCTATATGTTCGAGCTGACCTTGTGAATGGCAACTATCCGGTAACTCCGGATAGTTGGATAAGCTGTAGTGAGCGAATGCCGGATAAGTTAATTCCGGTAATGGTCATGTATGAAGACGGTGAGATGTGGTCTGCAATGTGGAATGGCAATCGCTGGGATGATGGCACCGAATATCCGGATCCGCACTCAGTTACGCACTGGCGTGAAATGCCAGCAGCACCACAGCAGGAGGTGAAGTGATGTACTCCTTCGCGAAATATACGATTATTGACTGGATAGCATTTCTTCAGGTTTTGCTCATCTGGTTTTATATGGCTTACAGGAGTGGGCAGTGGATTGTCAGTGTAGTCTGTAGCAAGGGATGGCGTTGGTGGAACCGAAAGAATAAAAAAGCGCTGGCCTTGGATTCGTTTTACGAAGCATTCAATCTTAACAGTCTTCAGCCTGGTTCTGTCATTGTAGTCACCACTCAAAGCGGCATGACGATACAAATTCACAAGCCAAAGGAGGAAGGTCGTGGCTAACCTGCAACTTGCCGTCAAAGGTGAATACTTCGATGCCATGATTCGCGGAGAGAAAACGGAAGAGTATCGCTTGTGTAATGACTACTGGAATAAGCGAATCATGTTCCGGGAGTATGACCGCCTGATTATCACGAAGGGATATCCGAAGCGCGAAGATTCCAGCCGTAGAATTGACGTCCCGTACGACGGATATGAAATCAAGACAATCACACATCCGCACTTCGGTGATAAACCGGTAAAGGTATTCGCGATAAAGGTGAATATCGGCACTGAATAGCAATCCTCGCACTCGCGGGGATTTCTTTTATCTGAACTCGCTACGGCGGGTTTTGTTTTATGGAGACAAGAAATGTCAGATTTGGCTATGAAGGTTTTGAAATGGCAATCGACTGGCGATGTTGGCATCAGTAGCGCAACTCTTGCCTCAATCGCATGTGGACTGAAAAAGAATATCTATGGTCATCACTTCGGCGCTCCACATGACGCAGCCGATTTCCGACGATGCGTTGCACTTGTTGAGCAGGTTCCAGAAATCAGAGATTCATTCGACAAGGTTGCAAAGCACGTTCCGGCATTCAAAGGAATCCTCAACGAATGGGATTCCCTCGTTGCTCTGTTGAAGTCTGAAATGAAGATACACGGAAACAAAGCACCAGAGACTTACAGAAGAATTAGCGAACTACGCAAGGACTAACCACAGCCTCACACTCGATGAGGCCTGTTCATTTCTCAAGATATCCAGACCTACCATTGCCGCATCAATGCGGCTTTTCTTGCGTGTAATTGCGGAGACTTTGCGATGTACTTGACACTTCAGGAGTGGAACGCACGCCAGCGACGCCCAAGAAGCCTTGAAACAGTTCGTCGATGGGTACGCGAGTGCAGGATATTCCCTCCTCCGGTTAAGGATGGAAGAGAGTATCTGTTCCACGAATCAGCGGTAAAGGTTGACTTAAATCGACCAGTAACAGGTAGCCTTTTGAAGAGGATCAGAAATGGGAAGAAGGCGAAGTCATGAGCGCCGGGATTTACCCCCTAACCTTTATATAAGAAACAATGGATATTACTGCTACAGGGACCCAAGGACGGGTAAAGAGTTTGGTTTAGGCCGAGACAGGAGGATAGCAATCACTGAAGCTATACAGGCCAACATTGAGTTATTTTCAGGACACAAACACAAGCCTCTGACAGCGAGAATCAACAGTGATAATTCTGTTACGTTACATTCATGGCTTGATCGCTACGAAAAAATCCTCGCCAGCAGAGGAATCAAGCAGAAGACATTCATAAATTACATGAGCAAAATTAAAGCAATAAGGAGGGGTCTGCCTGATGCTCCACTTGAAAACATAACCACAAAAGAAATTGCGGCAATGCTCAATGGATACATTGACGAGGGCAAGGCGGCATCAGCCAAGTTAATCAGATCAACACTGAGCGATGCATTCCGAGAGGCAATAGCTGAAGGCCATATAACAACAAACCCGGTCGCTGCCACTCGCGCAGCAAAATCAGAGGTAAGGAGATCAAGGCTTACAGCTGACGAATACCTGAAAATTTATCAAGCAGCAGAATCATCACCATGTTGGCTCAGACTTGCAATGGAACTGGCTGTTGTTACCGGGCAACGAGTTGGTGATTTATGCGAAATGAAGTGGTCTGATATCGTAGATGGATATCTTTATGTCGAGCAAAGCAAAACAGGCGTAAAAATTGCCATACCAACAACATTGCATGTTGATGCTCTCGGGATATCAATGAAGGAAACACTTGATAAATGCAAAGAGATTCTTGGCGGAGAAACCATAATTGCATCTACTCGTCGTGAACCGCTTTCATCCGGCACAGTATCAAGGTATTTTATGCGCGCACGAAAAGCATCAGGTCTTTCCTTCGAAGGGGATCCGCCTACCTTTCACGAGTTGCGCAGTTTGTCTGCAAGACTCTATGAGAAGCAGATAAGCGATAAGTTTGCTCAACATCTTCTCGGGCATAAGTCGGACACCATGGCATCACAGTATCGTGATGACAGAGGCAGGGAGTGGGACAAAATTGAAATCAAATAATGATTTTATTTTGACTGATAGTGACCTGTTAGTTGCAAAAAATTGATAAGCAATGCTTTTTTATAATGCCAACTTAGTATAAAAAAGCAGGCTTCAACGGATTCATTTTTCTATTTCATAGCCCGGAGCAACCTGTGAACACATTTTCAGTTTCCCGTCTGGCGCTGGCATTGGCTTTTGGCGTGACGCTGACCGCCTGTAGCTCAACACCGCCCGATCAACGTCCTTCTGATCAAACCGCGCCTGGTACCTCTTCTCGCCCGATTCTGTCGGCAAAAGAAGCGCAGAATTTCGATGCTCAACACTATTTTGCATCCCTGACACCAGGTGCGGCAGCGTGGAATCCTTCCCCGATTACCCTGCCTGCGCAACCTGACTTTGTTGTCGGCCCGGCGGGTACTCAAGGTGTAACGCATACCACGATTCAGGCGGCGGTAGATGCGGCAATTATCAAGCGCACCAACAAGCGCCAGTATATTGCCGTGATGCCTGGTGAGTATCAGGGAACGGTATATGTCCCTGCCGCTCCGGGTGGAATTACTCTGTACGGTACAGGTGAAAAACCGATTGATGTGAAGATTGGGCTTTCCCTTGATGGGGGCATGAGCCCTGCCGACTGGCGTCATGACGTCAACCCGCGCGGCAAATATATGCCAGGTAAACCAGCGTGGTATATGTACGATAGCTGCCAGAGCAAACGCAGCGACAGTATCGGCGTTCTCTGCTCTGCGGTCTTCTGGTCACAAAACAATGGCCTGCAACTGCAAAACCTGACCATCGAAAACACGCTGGGCGATAGCGTAGATGCGGGTAACCATCCGGCGGTGGCACTGCGTACTGATGGCGACAAAGTGCAGATCAATAACGTCAACATTCTCGGTCGTCAGAATACCTTCTTTGTCACCAACAGTGGTGTGCAAAACCGTCTGGAAACCAACCGTCAGCCGCGTACTCTGGTGACCAACAGCTATATTGAAGGGGATGTGGATATCGTTTCTGGTCGCGGCGCAGTGGTGTTCGATAATACCGAATTCCGCGTGGTGAACTCACGTACTCAGCAAGAAGCGTATGTGTTTGCACCGGCTACGCTGTCTAACATCTATTACGGTTTCCTCGCCGTAAACAGCCGTTTCAATGCTTCCGGTGATGGCGTGGCGCAACTGGGCCGCTCGCTGGATGTTGATGCCAATACCAACGGTCAGGTGGTGATCCGTGATAGCGCCATCAACGAAGGTTTTAACACGGCGAAACCGTGGGCCGATGCGGTGATTTCCAATCGTCCATTCGCAGGTAACACCGGCAGCGTTGACGATAGCGACGAAATACAACGCAATCTGAATGACACTAACTACAACCGCATGTGGGAATACAATAACCGCGGCGTGGGTAGCAAAGTGGTTGCAGAGGCGAAGAAGTAA